CCTTTTGAGAAATTATATTTTCTAAAGCTTTGGTGATTGTAGGATCTTTTAATTTTTTATAGTTATTAATTAAAGTTGCTAAATGTTTGCCCGTTTCCGCAATTTCTTCTTCATTACCCGTAATACTCGCATTATTTAAATCGTGAACTACTTTTTCATAGTCTGAACTAAAATTTTTAATAAGATTTGAAGCAGTAGAGAATCGGGCAGCCCAATCTGCTACAGAGTTAGTGCCTGATTCTAAAGCTTTTGAGTACTTCCCTATTACCTTTGTAGAGTGTTCCACCTCCTCAGATAATTTTTCCATTGTAGCTTTTACAACGTCTGTTCCTTTATCTAAGAGACCTGCAGCTTCTAAAGCGTTTCGAATCTCATCTTCTAAATAGGACCAGGCTAACATAACCCAGGATATAGGGCCTAATAATTTACTAAGCACTCCTCCTGCGGTTGCTGCAAATCCTACAACTGCGGCTTTCGCAGACTGAAATCCTGCAACTATTCCCGCAGTTACCACTTTCCATCGAGCTCCAATTACAGTAGCCGCTCCTGCCATAGAAGCTTCCATCTCTTTTGCTGTAAGTTTAGTAGTAATTCCTAATTTAGTAATATATAACTCTATTTGTTTTAACTCAGCACGAGTTACCTCAGCCCCTAAAAACTTTGCTGTACCTTTTCCGGTATTCAAAGCCTTGTATGCCTGAGTTAATGCTGTTTTAATACGAGGGCCTTGCTTTTTTAATTTTGTAACAAAAGCATCCCCATTAATATTAGGGTCATTAAAAATACCTCCAATTACTTTAGAGTTAATCTTTAGCTCCTGCCCATACTTTTTAAGTATGTCCCCACCCTTAGCAGTACCAATCTTACTTAAGTCAAATTTAGTATTTTGCAGAACTACTAGCTCTTCTCGCATATGAGATAGAGATTTAGTAGCTGCTTCTGAAGCTGTAGCAACTTTCTCTCTCATAACATTACTAAAATCTGCCCAGGTGTGGGAAGCCTTTTTAGCAATAAAATTTGCCATAAAAACCATAACCGCCATCAAAGCTTTAGGAGAGCTAGAGAAAAATTCTAACACAGGGGATACTACCGTATTTATAAATTCTAAAGCGTTATGGGTTAAATCTTCCATAGCTTTAGCTACACGATCGTATACATTAGGGTCTACAGTATCGGCTAACTCTCCCCACTTACTTAAACCTTGCTCTTGGGTAGCATTAAGGAATGCTTGCCTTTTTTCAGCAATAGTTAGCTGTGCAACTGTCTTACCTAAAGTATCTGCATAAGCTTTGGAAGCTTTATCTACACGGACGATAATACCTAATTCATCCAGAATTTCAGGCTCTAACTTAGCTACGCCTCGGGTTAACCGATCAACAGCATCCCCTAAATCACGCCCTAAGCCAATTGAGGCTCCTCGTGCAATCTTACCTAAGTTATTAATCTCTTTTCCGCTCATTCCTGCGGAACTAGCGAAGGAGACAGTTCTCATTGCTTGTGCGGTACTAATAGCGTGACCAGTAACTTCTTTAAAACCTTCTGCCATACGCCTAAGATTTGTGCCTGAAGATGCTCCCATCTCCTCCAAACCTTTAATAACGATAGAAGTATCCATCGCTGTTTTTAATAAAGTAAAAGCTGCAGTTACCGCGAATGCATGAGCAGCTACTGTAGCATAGACGTGAATAAGCCCGCCCAAACCTTGAGCTTGCTTACTAAAGTTTTTAGTTAAGTTACTACTATTATTTGCTACACCTTGGGAGTGCCTATAGTTTTCTCCCTGAGATTTATTCAATTTATCTGTAGCTTCTGCCTGGTCTCGAGTAGCTTTTGCAGCTTTCTTTTGTGAGGCTCCTGCCCCACCACCGGTACCAGTACCTCCACCAATCTTAGTAGATTTTTTGGCGGCCTCGTCCAATAGCCTATTTAGCTTCTCAGCATCAGCTATTGTCTCCTTCAGACCTTGGTCGGTTACTTTAATGACTACTTTTTTATCCGCCACGTACTCAATCTCCAAAAATAATTAATAGGTACAATTTTTTACCATAGCCCCTATTATACCATAAGGTCAAAGAAATGTCAAGAACATTTTTTTAAGACAAAAAAATAGAGCAGCACAGTCAAGACCATGCTACTCTATATCGTTACTAGAAAAACCAACTATTGTGGTTTGCTCTTACTCCGTTGCTTCTGTTGCTCCATATAATAACGCATGTACTCGTTTTCTATGGTAGATATTAGGGAGATCACCTCCTTTATATGTTCAACTTCATACGCTTTAAAAAGATCGAACAACCCAGCCTTATTCTTACCCATAAAAGTCCCGGACATTCCTTCCCATACATCCTGTAAGGAATTGTATATAATCCAAGCTTCCTGGGCTTCATGTAGTAAATCTTCAAATCTTGGAGGTATCTCCTCCGGCTTAGGTTCTTCCCCTAACTGCTCCATCATCTCAAAATACTGCTCTGCAGTTATTCCTGATTGACTAGATTTTATGAAATTTATTAAGTCAGCTTTGGCTCCTTCTAGCTGTTCTTGGTAAAATTTGATAAATCTCCCACCATCTCTGATACCCAAGTATCAAATTCGTTGGAGTTCTTCATCATAACTAGGGCATTATCGTCAGAATACTCTAACTCAGCTCCTAAATCTTCAACACCTTCCAGATCAACTAAAATAAAGTCTGCTAAGTACTTATATTTTAATCCTTTCCAGCCCTTTACCACTGAACTAACATAGGCTTTTAAGAACAACTCTTCATCAAGCTCTTCTTCTGGTTGGCGAGTTTTGCGATTAAACTTAGTAGTTGTCGCTTTCTTTCGAATCTTCAATAGTTCCTCTCTAGACAAGAAAGTAAGTTTTACTGAGAATCCATCATATCCAGGATAATCAAAATCAACTGTCTTGCTAGGAGTCAATAAACTGGACAAATTAGGTCCGGCCATATGGTTCTCCTTATTAATTTTAACTTCTCTGGTTGTTTACACTTATGCTTTATAAAATACTCTGCGAGTACTTTAGAAAACATCCCCACCGAAGTGGGGAGTTTTTGTACTTAGTCTACAAAGTAGCTAGATACTTCACATCCATTTCATCTGCTGTGGTAATGTCTGAACCTTCAGCAACAAAGTTAATAGTAGTACTAATAACGTCTGCTACATCGATTGAAGGTACTTCAACTTGAGCCTGAGGGAACGAGAAGTCCACCTTAGGAGCAGTTGCACCACCCATAGATAAAATAAGGGCGAATGAGTTATCTGTCTGAGTAGTTGCTCCAAGTAAGTCTTCTACCAACTTATTTGAATCATACGGGTCAGCTGATGTGCCTGCACCTGTACCACCAGAACGTAAATAACAGTTCATAGTTCCAGAAATAGAACGTGTACCTGTAAATCCACCAATTGGAGTATTCACAACACCTAACTCATCAGGAGTCAAGTAAGTTACACCATTATCTAAACTAATAGAACCACCAGTTAATACAACATTATAGTACTTAGAAGTACTAGAGTCCATTAACGAAACAGTTGATAACTTATTACGGATAAACTCTGCAGGGAATACCTTCTGAGTTCCACCACTAGCACCAACGCCATGAGATCCCGCTAAAGTTTCACCAGCTGTTGCCGTTGCGATAGGCATAAACTTGTTAGACCCGTTAGTAGGCATATCAGTAGCTGCAACATTTTCCAATGTTTCACCTTGTCCACCCCAAGCAATTTGGGCAATTCCATCGATACTGAAATCAATTTCAGCAGTGTTAACCAACGCCTTATTGATACGGTAATAAGTTTTGTTAGTACCATCAGACAGTTCGAAGAAAATGTATAGAGGTAATAAAACATCTACGTCAGAATCGTCAGTATCACCAACCATTCCAGTAGTTGTAGCACCTTCAGTAAAGTTATCGAAAGGTGTCCACTTAGTATCAGTATTAGTACCTGAAGTACGTCCCCTACCTAAGAAAGCTTCCCACATTAACTTTTCTACAGCACTAGTATAAGCTGTTGCAGAGCCGCCTGACGGAGTAGCCTCACGTTTGTATGGACGAACGTATGTTGTAAATGACCAGTCTACAGGATTACGTGCTGTGTTGTAAGATTTCTTACCACGATCCGGGTTAGTACCAGCCTCATTCAAAGTAATCTCCGCAGTAGCAGTAGTCTGCGTGAAAGAGAAACCATCTAAAACATTGAGTTCGAATGTATTTGCTGCCTTCATCGCTGAATTATCATCAGTAGTACTGAGGAAAACTCTACTATTACGGATAAGATTAAGATGACTTGCCATTATCTAATCTCCTTAATTAAATTATATTTCATATTGAGCCTGCAATTGAATTTCTCCAACACCAATTGGTGCTAAAAGTCCTTCGTCGGTTGTTATGGAAATAATCCTTAAATCCGCCAACCTAATGCCTGACTCATACTCTAAATCAGAGTGTTCTTCAATTTTCTTTTCAACTTCATACAACATGTTTTCCAAGGCCTCAACTGGGTTGTCTTCCTGGACATACATTCGAATTGTTAAAGTTAAGTAGCCCCACTTAAAAGAAGCGGGTAAATATTCTCTCGTTTCATTACCTGCCGTAATGCCCACATAGGGAAAGTCTACGATTTCATCCCAGAATACTAACTTATCAGTTACATTTTGGTAAAGATCAGACTTATATACATTAGGTACTGTGACTTCGCACATATAAACAAAAGTATCTAAATTTTTCAAACCTGTGGCTGAACCAGTAGTTGGTGAGCCAGTCAATTCTACAACTCGATACCCTGCTGTTGCATCTTGTCCTGCTACTGCAGTTGCGATACTGTCATAGTCAGCTAGAGAGTAAAATAATTTGTTAGTGCCGGTATCTGTAATAGATATACTAGAAGTGGCTCCAGTGGAATTGCTTTTAATTTGAATTTCACCAGTAGAACCAACAAATTTAGCTGTGCATCCACTTGTATTTGTGTTTAACTCATTTACTAAAGTATTATAAGTTGTACAATTACTTCCTGCTAGTGAAACTGCTTGCGCTACTCCATCAACAGTAATAGTGGCTGTATAAGTTTTCGTTGTGTTCAATCCTGTAGGATCGGTTGTTTTAGTTGAAGAAGGGTCAAGAATCACCCTCTGATAACCATTGGTTGGATCGGTGCCGTCTACAGCATTTTTGATTTTTGAATAACCGCTTAAACTAGAAAATAGTCTTCTAGAACCAATGTCCCTTAATCCTATCTTCGAGTCACTTCCAGTGGAAGTGTTTGTAACTCGCAAATCGTTATTTCCATCAAGGCTTGCGGTAGCGCCTTTTAACAAATTATTGAGTTCAGAAATTAAACTACCAAACGTTGGTACAGCTGATCCAGCAATACTCAAATTTTGTTTTGAGGTAATTTCATTAAGTTTAGCAACTAGTGCTTTTACTATTTTTGATCTTGCTGACATAGACTACTCCACATTTCTGTATAGGTCTAATACTCGCTTGATATGAGAAGGAAAGTCCGAAGACTTTACATGCTCTACAGAAGCATCTCCTAAAGCTTTTCTAGGGGTTTGCTCCTTTTTCAAATAGTAAGTTATTAAATCATAAGTTGCTAATTTTAAGTCCTTAGGAATATCAATAGAATCATAACCTCCTCGGTATTTAACTCTAACTCCTTTAAACATATCACTTGAAAGGAACTTTCTAGAACCATTAATATCAGCTCTAATACAATCCTCGTCTACAAAGAAATCAGTATTCTCTGTTAAGGCTGTATAGGTTACTCCACCATCTTCAGAAATATCTACTTCTACTTTATAAGAAGTAGGAGTTCCAGTTGGTGTAATAGGCCATTCCTCTACATATAGTTTATTAACTTTTGTTACATCAAAATATTCAGTTTTAGTTAAATTGTACCATTCAGAAAATGTACGGTTACAATAATTTCTTACCAACTCACTAACGTGACCAGTAAGGACTGAAAGTTTTGAGTCACTGGTTCCACTAGTAATGCCTTGATAGTCCTTATATTCATCAGAAGTCACAAGATCTGACATAGCGTATCTCCAGTTTTCAGTTTAATTATACTAATTATAACTCATAGAATTATAATTAGTATAATCGGGTGCCGAAGCACCCGATTAATTAGCTTAAATTAAGCAGTAGCTGAGTATTCTAACGCAGCAACAGTCTTACCAGCAGAAGAGCCTTGCTCTAAGTTGATGAAACCGAAACGTGAACTAGAAACGATAACTGCTTTCTGTGCTTCGATGTCACGGAAAGTTTCAGTCATCAGGTTACGTAATGTACCAGTCTTGAAGTACTGAGCATTAAGAGCAACAGCACAAGCCTTGTCCTTAGCCTTAGCTTCAAACTTATCAGATACGATTACCTTAGATCCATTTAGAGAACCAACATAACCCTTAATCTGCATTAACTGAGCATCAGTTACTTGATCAGCCTTCTTGAATGCATCATCTTCCATCAGATCGTAGTATACATCAGTAGAAACTACATATACAACATCATTTGGATTCTGACCAAACAGACCTAACTTACGACGAGTAGCCTGTAAGTCTGTGGGTTTAACTACAGCAATGGCAGTGGAGCCTGAAAGCTTAACCTTGTTAGCACCAGCTTCAGCAACTACACCCTTAATAGGGTCAGCAGTAGAACCAGCACCACGAAGTAATGCGATATCAGTTGAGTTAGCAATACGCTGCGCAATATTTGCCTTGATTAAAGGCAGGATTGGCATAATTGCATCTTCCTCTTCCTCATAAGGTAAGTATTCCTTAGAAACTAACTTATGAGCAGTAAGAGTAATATTACCTAAACGAGTTGCAGTAGCAGCAGTACCAGTGCCAGTTTGTGTAGCATTAGTGATCCACTCACCAGTGTCTGCACCTGGGTTAGTAGGAATCTGCATAGTAGCAGAACTCATGTTGATGTTAGAGAATAAGTCTGCAACAACTAACTTCTGACGAGATAAGTCATAAATTTCAGTGTTGTAAACAGTTTCCCAATCTTCAGTAGGAACGTGACCATGACGAGCAGCCTTTTCAACTAAATCCTTATAGAACTTAGTACCTTCAGTGCCAGTACGCATAATCTTACCAAGTAAGAAACCATTAGACTTCTGGTCTGCTGAGAAAGCAGCCTTCTCTTCTTCAGTTGCGAACTGCATCTTAGACTCGCGTAAAGCGATCAACTCATCCTTGTTTTCCTTCAATTCAGCACGTAAGTCATCAATAACAGACTTAATAGATGCATCATTGTCTTCTAAACGCTTAGATACTTCAGTTTCTAAACGCCCTACACCAGTTGAAATTACTTCAATCTGTGCAGCTTTCTTTTCTTCAACCTCAGCCTGTGCAGCTTCTTCAGCAGCCTTAGCTTCAGCTTCGATAGCAGCCTTCTCTGCAGCTTCCTTTTCAGCAGCTGCCTTTTCAAGGGCTTCCATCTTGAGTGTTAACTCTTCAATTTTATCCATTTCTAAATTCTCCTTTAGGATAGTTTCATTACTTGCCTCTGTGGAGTTATCAACGTTTGTTTCTGTCTCCTCAGATTCAATATACTCTTTCTTAAAGTCTGCATAATCGTCACCTAACGCTTTAGCAATGCTAAAAGTAGAGTCTTGGTTTGCAGGTACGGAAACTACCGAAATTTCAAGTAGTTCCAGATCCTTGATATAAAAAATGTCATCCTCTCTATCGTACTCAGCGTCTTTGATGGAAAATCCAACACTGAACGTTTTAAGTATGCCATCCTTAATCAAGTTATATACTTCGCCAGCCGCAGAAGAAATTTCTGCAACTACTTCCAACCCCTTTGAACTGACACTGTAGTCTACAGCTGTTCCGATTGGCTTAGAGTGATTATGGTATGCTAAAATAATTGGGTTCTTTAAATAATTATCCAATCCTCCCTTCAACCAAGCAGACTCTTCAATGATATCGCCAGTTCGGTCTTTAGAAGTTGTATTAGCGTAACCTTTAATCTTTAAAACGTCAGATTCGTCTGAAATAGATTTTTCAAACTGACCGACTAGGTTTAAAGTTTTGTTAGTCATGCTTATCTCCATAAATTGAGTGCACACTGATCCACCAACAACTACCATTATACCAGTATTTTTTCAAAATGTCAAGCAAAAGTTTTGATTATCTGATATACTGAAAGTTACTATGCGGATTTATCGTCTGCACTCTCAGAGGGCTTACCTCCTTCTGAAGGATTTGAAGCAGACCCAGCAATATTTGCAGGTATCTGTCTATCATCTCCACCCTCTACAGCTTCCAATCTTAATTGGGCTCTAGCTTCGTTTGGTGTCATAATTCCAGAGTTAACTAAGGTAGCAAGGTATGCTGCCTGGTCTTTTGCTTCTGGAAGTAAGGCACTAACGGTCTCCGTAATTGGAGATACATCATATCCGAAATACTTTCTCATTGCCGCTGCATATTTAACTAGCAAAGGAATAATAGTTGTTTGATAGAACAGCCTCATATTCGGTCTAATGTTAGCATTATTTCCACCATCTAACAAAATTGGTGGTACGCCCAACGCTTTCAAAATTCTAGTTTCATGTTCCTTAACAGCGTTTTCAAAGTCTAAGTCTTTAAAAGTGCTGTCCACCATTGGCTTAATATCTAGATCGCCATCAAGTACTACAGGTCTACGACCGCCAGTAGTAGGATTATATCTTTGTGACCAACTATCTAAAAGTCTTTGTTTAACTTTAGTAGATAGTACATTTGGACTTTTTAGTACAAGTCCAGGTACCGCTCCATTCTTAAAGAAATTAGTCTGGAAAGATAACATCTTATTTAATCTATCAATAGATAAGTAAGATGCTTCCAATCTAGAAGTTCCTCTAAAAACGCTGTCTGCTGCATTATCTCTAATATGGATTATTTCAGTTGCTTTGAACTTAACTTCTCCATACTTATACCCTTTCACAAACTCCTTTTTATCAGTCTGAATCTCTACAGACTTAGAAGGTAAGTGGTATAGATGCGCTCCATCGTAATATATAAATATATTACCATCAATAATAAAGTCCACAAAACACGCTCTTTTGAACGTCTCTGCAGATTGATACGGGTTTGGCGCGTGATTTAGTAAAGTATCTAATTTCTTCAATCTAATACTTTCTGTCGCCAATCCGTGAATCCTATCTCCAATCTCAAACTGTAGTTCAGCCGCAGAGTCAGCAATCATATTTACACCACGATTTACTACTTCGATATCATCATAAGCATCTGAAGCTTTTCTATTTGCCCCAAAATCTGTGTAAATAGAGTCTCCACTCTCCTCTGAAATAATTCGTTGAGCTGGGTTTAACTTAAAACGTAAGTTATCAATCCATTTCATATTTCACTCTCTGTTTTTCAACCCAATTAGGTTGTTTTTTCGCAGTTGCTAAGGAAGGACGTTTTCCGTAAACTGAGTGAAGCTTTAAGTGGTGTGCATGACACAATGTTACTGTAGAATGATACACTTCGTCATAGTGTTCCTCAATAAATTGATCACGAATCGCCATTATCTCTTCAGCAGTCGTTGGGTTGTGCTTATTCTTAGCTAACCATTTTTCTAGCATTTCAGTCATAGAATAGTAGTGATGAAAATCTAAACTTTCTTCACTTCCACAAATCGCACAGCTAGAAGCTTTGTGATATTGTGATTTGGCCTTATCTCTAACGTACTTTACTAGATCCCTTTTTAAGTTCATTAATCTTTTCCTATAAGCATCAATTTCTTTTCAATTCTGCCTAGGGATTTCTCAATATACTTAAAGTTGCCTTCTACTTTAGCCATTCTTTCAGACATAGTTAAATGTCTTTGACTGTCCATTTCCATATATGCTTTTTCTCTTTCCGCAATATAATTCTTAACTTGCATTTCGTTAGGAACATTATACGATAAAGTCTTCATATGTTCTAGAGTATTATCTACTCCAGCTGCCCACCAAATGATTCCGAAAGTCTGTAGTGCAATAGCTAAGATAACTCCCTGAGGGAATTTTTTGCTAAATTTAGTACCATAACCTTCGTCATATCTAGCTTCTAATTGCCCGATTTTTTCCATTATCTCGGCATGTGTAACTTCATTCATTATGTGTTATCTCCATATGACCAGCATGCGTATAAAGTGCATACCTGATTGCATCTGCCATATGAGAGTAGTGGTCGTGTAGAGGACGTTCCTTAAGTAGATTCTCCCTAGGATCCCATCTATAGTTATCGAATGCCTGGAGTATATTAGTGCAATTTTGATCCACTATTACTTTTCCAGACTCTACAAGTGCTGACACAAATCCGATGCCATCTAATACTGACTTCTTAGCATTAATAGTGCTAATGTCATAATTAATAGCAAAGTCGTATCGTGTCTGTGCTGCAGCCGAATCTATATAGATGAAGTCTAATCCGTATCTAGAATCCATCTCTTGTATGCGCTCAGCATGATATTTAGTAGTCTGTCCGCTTTCTTCATATTCATCAATGAAGTAGAAAACATCATCATCAAAATCATGCGCTATTACACACAAGGCCGTTTCATCTTTGAAACCTAAATCAAGCCCCGCAATAATATCTAACTTACTAAAATCCATTGTGGATAAATCTTCAACGCAATTTTCATCTAGTTCCCAGATTTGTCCTGAAAAAGTTGTAAAGTCTGCTAAATACTCTTGGGCGAACTCATGACGACTCATGGAGTTCTTAGCTTCGATAATATCGGCTTCTTTCACTCTAGGGTTTTCTCTGTAATCCGAATGGATTGAGGCCCAAGAGGGGTATTCTTCTGACCAACCGCGATCATATAGCTCTTTAAACCAATTACCCTTACCACGAGGTGTACTAATAAATATCGCTTTCGAATTATTAGTATCTAGTGTAGGTCGTAATTGGATATTAAATGAATCCATTCCTTCTGCTAGAGCAGCCTCATCATAAAGAATGAGGTCGTACGAGCGTCCAACTACAGAGTCGGCTTGTGTGACCGATCCAACTCTGATACTAGATCCATTTGTTAATGTTATAACCTTATCCTTTGCGTTATCTTTTAAAACCTCAATGTCAAACTTTTTAATAAGCTGACGCTGTAAGTCAAAAGAAATATTGGAAAGGCTGTAATTTGGGGACATTATAAGAACATTACAGTTCGGTACTAATGCCACTAATTGGGCAATTACGTTCGAGATGAACGTCTTGCCTGTACGTCGACTAAGACATGCTGTAACAAAACGATACTTAGGATTGTTAATAGCATTAATTAATGCGACTTGGGGACCAATAGGTTCGATATCTAAGAGATGTAAATAGTTCTCTATAGGTAATTTAATGAATCTATCAGCTTGGTCGTATTCTACTATTTCGGTACTATTTATGTCCTTGCGGCTCACTTCCAGCATCTATTACATCTCCCATTAGCTGTTGCATCAACCGACCGTAGTTTCCGCCACCTAAACCCTCATTGACCTGTATGTTGGTTTGGTTTTTAATTTCTGTTTTCTGAGTAAGTTTTTCATATTCTATCATAGCTTTAACTTCTTCCATACGCATTTTATGTGCCATTGCAAGAATGTCTAAGATATCTTTTGAAGAACCTATTTCAGCCTCATCTAACTCTTCTAATTTCTTATCTATAATCCCATCTAAAACTTGTCCAAGTGCTGCTCTATTTCTGTAACCAGAATCAAGATACGCTTGATCAATATATTTTTTAACTTTAGGATCAGCTAAATGAGTGCTGATTTCTGATGCTGGAAGACGCAGCTTTGCTGCCGCCTTTTGAACAGTACCTGTTTCAATGTATGCCTTTGCTACTGCGTAGCCTTCAGGGCTCATTGGTACGAGTTCTTTAGTTTCTTCCATTTTTATTCCTTATTACAAGTACAATTTCCTCTACAATTTTTTAACCCGCCCATACGGATATAATGAGCAACCTCTTTAATATCTAAATTTAAAGCTTCGGCAACTAATTTTGCTGTTTTATGCTCTTTAAAAGATTCTTTTATTAGAGCTAGTTTTTCTTCATCCATCTTTAGCCCTCCTTATTTAGGTACAAAGTTTTGGTAAAAGTTTCCATAGTCGTCCCAACCTGTAACAATATTTTTAGTAGCATCTCCAGTATAGGCTTCATCATAGTAAGTTCTACTTTTACCCCATAAGTATTTAGGAGCTTTTTCATACATACCAGCATTTTGCTCTAAAAGATCAGTAGTGTTCATACCCCAGGTTCCTTCCCCTCTAGTAGATTGACCTGCATTATGCGCTATAAGTTGCAGTCCTGCTAGAAATCTAGAAGCTATACCTCCTGTAAAAGAATCTATGCCTAAAGTTAGATAATCCATTCTAGATTGAACTAGCATTTTATGCCCTAAATAACCTTTGATTTGATTAAAGTAAGGTTCATTATCCTCTATTGCTGACTCTGCCCCTAAGCCAAAATCTCTTTCGCCTCCATCAATATAAGCGAACCAGTCATATAAAGACTCAGCTCTTTTAATAGGTGGAGGGGCACTATCGTCACCCATAGACCAAATCCAAGGAACATTCTCTTCGAACCAGCCCTTCTCATCTAAAGTACTATCGAGTGTTTGATCCGCGGCTAAAGTTTCAGCTAAAGTATCTACGGTTGCTGGGTATAACCCATCTCCAGCTCCTATAGAAGAGTCTGCACCTCCTCCAACTATCTGGTTTGTAATAGGGCAAGGGCCAGGAGGAGTACCACAAGTAGGCCATACACACTCTCCAGGCTGCCCTGAACCTAATTCAATTTCTGTACCAACTTGGGTAATAATATCACCCTCTGCATTAGAATATACTGTTGTAATAATCCCAGTATCTGGGTCTTCGTTCCAACTAGTTAAAGCATACCCAGCATAAATGCCATGATCTTTCATAAAATCATCAGACATAGTTAAATCTTTAATACTATTAAACCAGGCTTGAGAATCATCAGGGTCCATATCCATAGTCCAAGTACCATAATCTCCAGTACTATCTGTAACAGTACTAAAACTTGGATCTGAGACATCGTGAGTAACTTCCTCATCGGAACTAACTACTGTTTTATACGGGACTCCTGACATAAATAAAGGATTATCAATTTGCACTTCAGGAGGAGAAGTATACCCCTGACCTCCATTAGTTACTTTAATCCTAATTGAGGGGTTGATAGAACCATTAGAACCCCCCCAACTATCGTCGACAATAAGAGGATTCCAAATAGGGTCTATATCTTCTTGATTCCACTCTGCAGTCGCTCCCCATCCTCCACCACCAACTAAATTAATTCCTGGAGTTTCAGTAGGACCGTATCCAGACCCTCTATGATGTGTTAAATTTACCTCTTGTACATATGACCCCATAGTTGGATTCTTTAACCTATGTAAATCTAAAGGAGTATAATACTCACAATCATCCCAAATCCAAGGTAAAGTCGTATAATCGTTTCCACTATATAAATGTCCGTCTTTATGCCAAGATGGATAATGATTCTTTTCTAATATCCAAGCATTGCTAGGAACTCCTTTAATTGAAGTTTTTTGAAGATCTGGACCGCTGCCATCACTACTCCAAGTATGAGAAGTTTCACTGTATGTTAACCCAGGGATATTCCATAAAAGTTTATTAGTATAATCCTGATAATAATGTTTAGGTAGTTTATACCCTA